ATCTTGCTGTATTTTTAAAGCTGGTTGGTCATCATCTGCATCGTCTTGTTCTATGAATACTATTGAACCAGCTGTGTAAGTTGAATTTAAACCCCTGTAAAACCAATTATTTCCTGTTCCTGCTGTATTCATTGCTCCAAGTGTTACTTTTGTAAGTCCTGTTACATCTCTATAATAAATACCTGAACTGGCTGTTGCTTCTGAATTATAAATTCTTAATCCTTCTCCAACACCATTATTTTCAATATATAGTGCGTATGAAGTATCCCCATTTTGTGTAATCTTCATCGCTTCTTTTGCACCATCTTGTTGTATTGTTAATGCGGGTTGGTCATCTCCTGCGTTGTCTTGTTCTATAAACACTAAAGGAGAATCTGTATTGGCTGATGCCAAATTTCTAAGAAAATAATTTGTCGCTAAACCATCATTTATTCCCCTGGTCAATTGTGTCGAGATAGTGAAACTTTCATCTGCCGATAAAAATCCTGCATTAACATTGCTATCTTCTTTAGAAATTGATATAACTGCACCTTCTAATGATTCAGAGTCAATACTTATACTCGTTCCATTTCCGTTTTTGTCTATAAGTATCCCATTACCAGTTCCATCTTGTTGTATTTTCAAAGCTGGTTGAGTATCACTTACATGGTTTGCAGTGAATTGAACTAAGGGATATGTTTCAGCAGCATCATTATTTCTTGTTACTACCATTCCTGTTCCATCAGCTGCAGTTTGTATAAGGTTGAATCCAAACAGGCTTTTAACATACATGCTATTTTGTCCACCTGTGTTTTCTATATATAGTGGAATATGTGCTCCAGTTTGATTTATGTATAATCCTACTAAGGCATCATCTTGCTGGATAAATAACCCTGCTGTTGGATTTGTTGTTCCAATTCCTACATTTCCTGAGGATCCATTTACGAATAAAGTATCGGACACATTCAAGGTTATCCCTTCAGTCGAATTAATCGTCACTGCTCCTGTGAATAGATAGTCTCCTGCTCCTGTGTCTCCTGAGTTTGACATGTAGACATCGCTTATTCCTGTGCATGTTCCGCTTTCATCTGAGAAGTTTATGACTGTGAGATATGTGTCTGCTCCGCAACTTAGGTCCATGTTATTTATCTTGGATCCATTAAGGCTTGCTATGTTTGTTGTGTTCAGGCCTGTGATGTCGCTTGGGGATCCTAAATAATCCCAGTAGTTTGAACTATTGACATTTAAGTTTGATTGACTAATCTCGTCATCCCATGTTGTCGCATTGCTTGCTGTTCCTGTTAACGGTCCGACAAATAACTCACTGGTTGTTGTGTTTGATACTTCTAAGTTCCCATCAGATGGAGAATTTACATACTTAACAATTCCAGCTCCTGAACTTCCATTCTCTGCATGGATATGATCGAAATGTGAGAAGATAGTATCTACTCCTGAAACAGTTGCCCAATAATTCTCACTGAATCCTTCAACTAAAATATGGTTTCCTACTGAATCAATCACTCCAGTTCCACCTGAGACAAGACGGTATGCTCTTCCATATGAACTTCCTGATCCTGCTACGCTTACTAAATGGATATGATTATTCTCAGAATTAAGAGTTGCGTCTGTCCCTGTGTATTGAATAAATATATACAATCCATCAAAAACTCCGGTTTTAAATGATTTGGCATGGAAAATATTATTTTTTATGTTTGCTTCTCCGCCTGTAAGTGAAGTATCTTCATACAAATATACTTTATCATCTTCATCATACATCTGAACAGTTGTTGTGCAATCAGTGATTGCAATATCTGCGTCTCCACTTACTTGCCATACTCTTTGTGTGTTTAATGTTCCTGCGCTTGCATAGGTATTTGTCATAAGAACTTTATTCTCTCCGAATCTTGTTTTGCCACCGTCTACATCGAAGATTGTTGTTTCGATATCAGTTGAAGCTGTGGATTTAAAATAATTATGATATACTACTTGTCTTGTAGTTTTGCTTGCGGTTGAAGGTATATAAATTATGCTCTGTCCTGTTGATGTAGGAGTAAGTGTGAAATGCAAATTATATATGTTTCCTTCATGATCTGGGAATGTATAAAGCGGTCCTGTTACTCCTGTGATTTCAACTGATTCTCTGGACTCAACTCCCATCAAATCTGTATAATTTATTCCGACAATTGTCTCTGCATATTGTCCTGGATAAATCTGAACAACATATCTCTTTGACGCAGTGGCATCTGTAATTGAATCTATTGCTCCCTGGATCGTTGAATAATTACAACCAACTTTGCAGACTATTCTTGTTTGTGATGGATTTAAATTTGTTAAATTTGCCCAGGTTTCTGCGTCATCCCAATATTTTGAGCTGTTGACATTTAAGTCTGGCTCTGCGACTGTGATCCTTGCATCTACTGAATTATTAAACCAACTCATCTTGATTCCAAGTTCATTGGCTACGTTCTCGAACATTGTGCTGCTCCATCCTGTTAATGCTGCCCACCAATTGCTGCTGTTTACATTAAGGTCTGCCTGGCTTGTTTCTCCATCCCAAGTGATTACAGTGCCTGCTGTTGTTGAATAATTGACATTCAAGTCTTCTTCTCCTGTTTGGTCCAGGTCACTTATGGCTATGTCTGCAGGTGTTCCGAGTTCATCCCAATAATTTGAAGAATTGACATTCAGGTCTGATTGACTTGTCTCGTCATCCCAGTATAAACTTTCATTTGCATATTTGGTATAGTTGAATGTCGTTCCGTTTATGTCATCTGCATCCAGGACTTTGCTTCCGTCCTGGTATAAATTTGTAGAATTAACATTTGTTAGATTGTATGCATCATTCTCTCCGAACTCCATATTCTCATCTACCCTATAAGGTGCGGCGATCACTGAACTTGCCATTAAGATTATGGCCAGAATTATTCCTATTAAATTGATTTTTTTCATTGTGTCACCACCTTCTTCCAGTCTGCTGAGCTTGAGGTTCCTGCTGCAAGATAGAACTTTGCATTTGTAGTATCATAGTAAATTGCACCAATCATTGCAGGTGTTGCGCTTGGTGCTCCTGCTCCGCTTGTTGCAACTGCCCTTGTCTTTTGGTCTGTTACCATTGAGTTCCAGTCTGCTGACAGGAAGTCATCATTTGCTATTTTAGTATCGTCCCATGCCATTTTAATCCACCATGATGCAAGGTCTTATTTTGATTGTGGCCCTTCGCATCTTTCTTTCGTTTATCATCCTTTGGATTACTTCTCTCCATTGAGGATATGGTTCTCCCTTGTTGACCTGGAGCTCTCCAAGTGAATAGCTTGTATTAAATGTGTATGTTCCGCCGATTGCATAAATTGCGATATAAATTGCTGCTTCGATTTCCATGTATCTTTTGATAAAATAAGGTATTTGCAGCTTGACTATTGTTGATTCTGATTCATGTGCCTGGACCAGTTGGTCCACTATGATTGTGCTTCCTGAAGGATCTCCGCTTATCTGTGCGACTTCCTGGTTTCCATCCATTCCTTCGATCTCTATCCAGTCTTCGTCTGCGAAGTCTGTTATATCTGCCACTGTGATGCTTACTGAGGATCCTGCTGTTGTTGCTGCACTTGAGGTTGTTTCTGTTGTGCTTGCTTCCAGGAGTCCGTATAAATATTTGATGAATGTGTTGTTCTGGCCGCTTGTGAAGTTGCCTGCTTCTGCATCATTGGTGAGTTCTACTTTGCCGCTTTGTTTTTCCCAGTTCACATATGCCGGTGTGATAGTTGTTGTTTTGTTTAATGTCAATGCTCGGACACTCAACAGTGGATTCTTGAGTGTGAATAATCTTGGCAATGAGTTTCCATCCCTGTGCTCTATTTTCTGTGTTGGTTTGAATGCTGTGTTCATCCATCGCTGCATTTCTTTTTCTACTATTGTAATCGCACCTTCTATGAGTGTATCTGATATTAGGCTTGTTGGAGCTCCACTTGCTCTTCTCACATCGTCTGCTGTTATGTATGTCATTTTATCAGCTCCTTCACATCTGCCTTAATTTCAGTTATATCATCTGCCATGGCAATAATCTTCTCCTGGTTATGAATTATGTTGTCTTGATTAGTCTCTATGCTTTCTCTGATACAAGCTATAATCTTTGGGTTCTCTATGGTCCCCATTCGATATTCTTCTTTTAAAAAGTCAACATCGGCTTTGATTGTGGCTCCGTATGCGACCACTGTGGCCACGCAGGATAATAAAGCAATGACTACCAAGATAAGTGCGAAGGTTCCTTTCTTCACGATATAATCTCCGTTTCCGTTGCTTTTTATAATCATTTAATCCTCATTCCTGGAAGGCTTCCTTGACTGCTGCATCCACGTCATCTCTGTTATGGATCTCTTCTCTTTTGTTGACTGCCAGCTTCAGGTCTTTTTCCGTTGGATAGTCTGCCATGATGTCTTCAGCAGTTTTCTTACCCACGCCATTAATGTCAATAAGTTTCTTCTTGTATGCTTTGGTGTCTTCTTGAAAGGTCGCATCAGCATCCGAATCATCTGCTTCTGATTCATCATTATTCACTTTGTCTTCTTCGATAGCTTTCTCGATTTCTTTTTCGATAGGCTCTTCTTCCACTGGTGTCAGGTTCAGATTTATTCCTATGTGCTCTGGAAGGTCTGCTGTTTCTCCTGGCCTGATTGTGTACCAGTTAAATCCTGATTTGATACTTCCAAGTCTGTACTTGGCATTCTTTCCGGTTTCGTTTTTGAATTTCATCTTCAGTACTCCTCTACCATTAAGTAGACTGTTGTAATATCGCCTTCTGCTGCAGCTGTGACCGCAAGCATCAGTCTTCCAAAAACTACATATGGAATTTTGACAGGTTCGTCACCTTCATCATTATAATATTGTGTAGTTCCTGTGTTATCCTGTGCATCTGCTCTCGGATAGTACACATTATTATCATCTGCAGGTGCTGCTCCAAGTGTTCCTATATTCAGGACTTCTTGCAATGCATCTGCGACATCGTCACTATCAAATGGATTCATTTCAAAAATGTTGACATCTCGGTCTGAAGAACTTCCTGGTGTTGTATTTGTAAATAAGACCTTCACTGCAAGGATCTTTCCTCTGATTGACTTTGAGAATGTGTTCCCAGTCGTTGCTCCTGCTGCGATTGTGTTCTCAATCTTGTGCATAGTTATTTTGCTTGGCATTGTTTTTACCTCGTTGTTTTTTCCCTGTTAAGTTGGGATGGTTGGTTCCTCAAAAGAGGAAAAAAATAAATTATTTTGACTTCTTCTTCCTGTCAGCCAACACTTTTTTGTAGGCATCGAGTCCCAGTCCGAGCTCGTTCATCTCATCGACTTCATCATGGTTTAATCCATGAAGGCATCTCTGCCCATCAATGATTGATACTCCTGCTGCGGCTTGTTCTTCGGTGACTTCAAGATCAGCTTTTTTGGTCTTTCCCATTTTTCACCTAAGATTGGTTAGGATATTGTATTATCCATCCATCAGCACTGACATCAGTATTTCCTACATCACTGCAAACACTTCCAACCCAGATATCTGTTGAATATCCTGAACAGTTTGTCTCATAGGCTGTTGCTGCAATATGACATTGGAATATAGAGTTTTCTTTCCCAACACTGAATAAATCAGTTTGAAGTGCCATTGTCATTCCTGGACTGAACACACAACCTCTGATTAGACCGCTTCTCATATCAACTTTGATTCCATTTGTGCATTTGTCATCAAATGTGCAATCTAATATCTGCGTTCTGTACTGCACTGAGTGGCCTGGTGAAATACTCAATATTCCTGTCAAGACACTTGTGAATTTACAGCCTCTGATTGTGACATCATTTGTTCCATTGATTGCAATTCCTGCGAGTGCAGTTGTGGTTGTGCTTCTGAAGATACAGTTTTCTACTGTGAATCCCATTGCATTCTCAGCCATGTCTGCTGCTGTCTCAATATAGATTCCACAACTTGTGGTTGCTCCATTTGGTCTGAACCTGAATCCTGACACATAGCAATCTCTTGCATATACAAGCAAACAGATTCCTTCTGCTGCTGCAGGTGTCCAAGCGATTCCTTCTGGGCTGTTGCCCATTCCGATGATCCTCAGTCCGACTTGTGAAGCTGCGATTGTTACATCTTCTGAATAATCACTTGTTAGAGTTCCTGAACTTTCTTCGTTCTCGGTTCCTGCCACAAGGATTGTGTCATGGTGTCCGCCTGCTGCAAGTGCTGCTGCAACTGCTTCTGCTATTGTGATGAATGCTGCGCCCCATCTGTCTCCTTTTCCGGAGGCTGATCTTGAGCTGTCCACATAGTAGGTTTCTCCACCATTAGCGACTCCTACGAGTCCCTGTGTGAACGTGCATTGTCCTAAAAACTTCAAATTTCCTTTTACGTCTCCTGTTACTTGTCCTAATCTTGCCATTTTCTTTGTCTCCCTTGATGTCTTGGGCTTCTGCCACACCGCATCAAGCCGATGTTTGTTTGATTAAAAAAAAATAAAAAAATATTGGAGCTCAAACTGCGGCTCCTAAGTTTGGCACTGCAAATCCACGCACAATCAACGTCTGCTGTTGGTTGGTTGCATTTGTCAATGTCAGAGTAATACTTCCAGATGAAACAGTTGTTGTTGGATCTGCCTGCTCAACCACCGAATTTGCAGTTGTTTGCACATCTCCTCGAACTCCCATTAATCCTGTTGCATTAATCCCATACTTGGTCATGTCCACAACGATTGTATCTCCAGTATCAACTGTGTTGATAGTCTTGATAATTATCTCATTGTAAACAGGGCCAGGGCTGTTTATGACTTCATAATCTGTTCCTTCTACTAATAATCCCATCTTGATTCACCTCACTCGATGTTATCTATGAAGCTGTTGAACATGGTTGCTCTCATGATCAGGCATTCATAAATTTTCAGCATGAATTTGCTGCTGTCATTGGTCTTGGCCAGGTCTTCATAGGTCATGTCCTGTAGGACTCTCATCTCTATGAAATCTGTGTCCAGGAAGAATATCTGTTTTGCTCCACTTGTGTTGCTTAAGAACATGCTTGGAATCACAGGGATTGGTCCAACCATGGTCTGTAGTACAAGTTGTGCAGGTACTCCGAATGGCAATGTCGCTCCAGCTGTCAGGTCACTTGGCCTGAAGTTGAATGTGTCTATCATGATCTTTCTCAAATCAGTCACGACACCTGAACTTGCTATTGCGAGCTTTGGTCTTCCACCATCATCGAATGCATCCTGTACGGATTCTTCGACATCGTCCCAAGTCAGTGCTGCGCCATCCAAGTCCTTTTGATTGGTTGTACTCTGCAGTGCTACAATACCATTGTATTGTGTTGCATCTGTGCTTGTACTTCCATTTACAATCAGATTCTCTTCGAGCTCCTTCAGTGCTCTTGCTTTCACAAGTACTTCAGTCTGCTTGGCATTTGGTGCTCCGGTGTTTGCGAAGTTACCTTGTCCCATTCCTGTTCCTGTTGGATTGAATCCTTCAAGCATATACGATGGCATTGCTGTCTGCATTGGCCCAAGTACTCTTCCGACTGAGTATAGGAATTTGATTCCGGTTGATGCTCTATCATAGGTGTCATCCGTCTCAGGTAGTGCTGCATCAGCAAGTGCTGTATAGCCGCCACCTTTGGCTGTGATCACGTTATAATCTGCTGTCATTCCGTAGTTTGTGACTCTTGGAATCAATTCACAAAGTGGTGTCCACTTTCTTGATTGATCTACGATCCTTGGATCTACATAGACTGGCACAAGTGCGTATCCACCTGTTCCTACTCCACCCGTAGTTGGTCCAAGTGCTTTTGTCATGATAGATTTGAATCCTGCTTCCATCTTGGATTTAAGTTCTCCTCTAAAATCGTATGACTTTTGTTCTGCTCCAGCTTTCTGCTCATCAGGATTAAATCCTGCTACCCATGGATCGACATATCGAGTGCCATGTGCTAAGGTTCCGAAGCTACCTTTATATGCTGCTTCCCAGTTAGTTAACATTTTCCATTACCTCTTTACACAAGGTCCAATGGGCCGACCATTTTTGGTTGCTCCTGTCCTTGGCTTTTTGCGTCAGCTCCTTTTGCTTTATGTAGAGGTTTCTCTACAATTGCTTTAAGGTCTGCGTTTTCCTTCTTCAGTGTTTCTACGTCTGTTGACAGATTCTCGACGACTGATTTCAGTTCTTTCAGTGTCATAGATTTGCCTTCTGCTGCATCTCCACCTTCTGCCGGTTTTGCTTCTGCTGCAGGTTCTGCTGCAGGTTCTGCTGCAGGTTTTGCTTCTTTGCCTTCCTCTGATGCCTCGCTCCCTTCTCCTTCAGGGGTTGGGGGAGTTTTAGCATCTTCGTCAGGTTTTTCATCTTTTTTATCTACCATTGGTTTGCACCCCATATTTTCTTTATCGGCATTGCTGCCTGATAAGTTTGATTTAATGAATCTGTCTGCCATGTCGACAGTCAGATTTAAGTCTGTTGCTCTTTGGAATAATGATTCTTCACTCTTTGTTCCTGATTCCTTTTTTGGTTTGTTTTGAATCTCTTTTGCTTGACTGATTGATTCAGCCACTTCTTTCTTAGTATTGTCTCCCCTGGCGAATCCAAGTATCACGTCATTTAATTCAGAGTGCAGTTGTCTTTCTTCCTTGGTCTTAGGATTTCCGAGTATGTCACTTGTGATCGCTTCGGTCATTCCTTGTAAGTCTGAATTTGTCACATCGTTCTCCAGGCTTGGGAGTTCATCTATCCTGGCATGGATCTTCTCATCGATTCCGCCTATCTTTGCAGGTGCATCGCCTGGTTCTGAACTTGGTGTTTCATATACGAATGCTCTGCCTTTTGGATCTTTTAGAATTCCTTCTGGGCCATCTAATTTCCCATTTGGGTGTAGTATTGCTGTCAAGGTCCCATCTGGACTCTCGACTTTTATGATCTTGTTTCCCTTTTCTCCATCTGTTACTGATACGACTTTTGGATCCTTTATGTCAAGCACTCTTCCCAGGTCTGTTTCGATATCATTGATTGTGTCTTCTGATAGTCCGCCTGCACCATCGCCTTGTCTTTCTTGCGGCTTCTTGTCGCTTTCTTTCTTCTTGTTGTCATCAGGATATGTGTATTGATATCTTCCTGCGGATCCGGTTCGCTTGATGTATTTGTACTTTAGTTCCTTGATTCCATCTTCGATTTTGTCTATTGAATCCTTGATCTCGATTGATTCCACATCAACTGCTTCTCCTTCAACTGATTTCATAAATTCCAGGCTCTTGGCCATGACTGCAGTCATTGTTGCTGCAGGGTTGATTGCGTTTCCGGTCAGTGCAACATTCAACAGGTTCACATCATCGAGTAGTCTGATGCTTTTTCCTTCTCTGTCTATGTTCTTGGTCCTGATTGGTACGTATGCGATGCTGAATGCATCATACATTCCTGTTTCCACGTTGGTCCATATATCTTTGAATGTCATGACCACGTCTCCCTTGGAGTCGAACTTCTTCCAGCTTGGATTCATCTTCCACTTGACGAGTACTCCTTTGCTGTCCTGGCTTTTGCTGATCGCTTTGCCCAGTGGGATTCTTGTCTTTGCGGCTTCTGATGATATTGGATCTGATCCTCTAAATGCTTCGTG